GTTGTACCAACCCCCGCCACAAACGTTTGGAAACCCCCAACGGCACCATTAAGATTTAGCGTACCTGTGCCGGAAGTCGTCGAGGTTTCTTTAACACGATTAGCTACGACAAAAGCCATAATAATTAAGCTTCAGTAATCGTAATGGAATCAGCAGTAAATCGTAGAGTATCTCCTGCGGCAATAGTCTTCGCGGTCGAGAGTGAACCGTAGTAGAGCATTGTTCCACCAGTTACCGCAGTCCAAATTGCAAAGTGTGTTACCTGCGTCCAAGAAGTTCCGCCTGAGTTCGTGTACTCAATAGCAGAATCTGGTCCCGTCGCAGAGCCACCACTTGCTGAATTGAAAGTAATTGCGGAACGAGCGTACCCTGTTCCTGAAAGTTCTGCGCCACTCGCGTCTTCAGCAGGATCTGCTGTGTGAAGCGCAAGAAACACGCTTGAGTCAAAAGTTGACTGTGTTGTGCCTAAGAAATGGTCTAAAACCAAGTTTTCAAGAGCGTTAGACTTACTCATGAGGTTCTCCTTTGAGAATTTTTGTTAAGGTAAAGAGAAGAATTCTTCGACGGTTGCGAAGGCATCTAGGTGGGGGGTGATGTTATTGCTAGGTGTAACCGTAACAGAGTCTCCGGGTTCTAGCACGATAAACGCCCCAGACCATTGAATGAACTCACCAACACCTAAGTTTTTAGATGATAGAATGTGAGCGTGAGTCGTGTCGGCTCTTTCCCACTCGATATCCACATCAACGGCCGCATCGTCTCCGTTTGATACATAGAGCAAACTCATATGTGATCGGCAGTTAGAAGGGCAAGTGTAAAGAGTGTACACCTGATTTTCTACACTACACTCGACATTAACCGTCTTTGCGCGTGAATTCTGTGCGACGTTTCCAGCGGTCATTAGACCCACTCACCTGTAGACATTGCCTGACAGAGTCTTTCTGCCCGACGACCTACCTGCTTTGCCCAGCGAGAGTCCATTGCCTGATTAGCGGCCTCTTCCCAATCTTCTTCTTCGATTGCGGCCCACATGTTTTGGAACTTGAGGAGTGTTGGAATACCTAAATTGAAGCCCATGTCAACAAGGACGCGCTGACGAACAGCATCAAGTCCAGCAACCACGGGTTTTTTCTCAAGAAGTTCATCTTCTACGATCTTGATGTCATTCTTCAGAAGATAACGTGCTTCGTCTTCCGTGATACCACGATCTTCGATGTTGCGACCAACTCCTATGGTCAACTTATCTGCTGTACACTGGTAAGGCTTGAGCTCGAGACCTTCGTGGTCAATGAGTTGATCTTCCAGTGCTGTCATGTCGTATTTCATCATGCGTTTAACAATTCCATTTCTTACGTGACCAATAGTTTGCACTGAACTTATCGTCGGTGCCCTTGATGCCCGAAGACCGAGCACAGTATGATTTTTTATTAGCGGGCTGGTCTTTCTTGATACTCATCTTGGGATCGCCAAATCTTACCAACTTGACTTTATCTCCCTTTTTTGCCAGCACGGCAAACTTCTTAGGTCCTTTGGGAGTACGAATTGGTTTGTTGTATCCGGGAAATGTCATTCCTCTGTATTCAACCGCCACGTGCTTTGCTCCACCTTTCTGTGTAACCGCCCATTGCTTTGGCAGAACGCTTCAATGCTTCTTCTGTGGGTGCTCCCTTAGATCCCGGTTTACGCATACGTTCTTTAGAACCTTCTTTGATTCGCTTACGTTTTGCGTGGATGTTGTCCCAAAGTCCTCTTTGACTCACAGTGTATATACCCCCGGCGGGCTTGATCGGATTCTATATTATGAAATTCTTTATGTCAACACCCCATAAGATGTTCACGTAAAGAAGGGGCCCGAAGGCCCCGACTTACTTAGGCGAAAGCTTCGCCAGTCTTAGTGCTGAGACCCAAAGGAGCCATGACAGCAACTACACGTACTTTACCATCGAAAGCCGCAGTGATACCCTTTAGAAGGATCTCGTCAGCCGCGATGTACGCTTTAGCACCACCGAATGAGTTCAGTTCTGCTGTTGCGCTATCGGCATCGATATCTGCAACGTAGAAGTCAGCAGTTTCAGAGTCACCCAAGTCTAAAGTACCTGCGTTGCCTGAAGCTGTGATTAGCTGAACACCAGCAGTTAAAACTACTGTTTCGGCAGGAATCTGGAAAACATCAATTGTTTCGTTGATTCCCAAGTTAGTTGTAGAAAAGTCAAGAACTGCTTCTTGAACGTAAGAGTTGGAACCTGCTGAAATATTTACAGAGTTACCAGTTACGGAATATGTTCCGGCCATTTTTTAGTCTCCCTTAAGCGGCAGTTGCAACAACACCTTGTACGAGGGCTTCTGGACGTAAGACCTTGCGGCCGAATACGTGAAGACCACGAACGATGTCGCTGAATGTGTCAGTTGAACGGACAACTTCTGTCTTAGCGATGTGCGATGCAGTCGCCGTAGAAGACATGTGACCCGCAAGAACTACGAAGTCGTTTGTAGTGTCCTGTGAAGTAATAGTCACAACGTCAGTACCAGAGTTGTTCAGTGCAGTTGACTTGTAGCAAGCCATACCTGCAATGTTACCCTGCATGACGAGACCGTTACGTAATGGTGAAGTTCCGTCGCCAGTTACCTGTACTTCTGCGAACTTAGCACCTGCACCAAACAATGCTTCGTAGAAAGCAGGAGGTGCAACGAAGAAACGGTTTTCTTCTGGGATAGACTGGTCGTCTAAAGCACGGGCCATTGCCAACATCATGTTTACAGCAGTGTCACCTTTGGTTGCCGCTGTGTAGATGTTGATTGGAGCGGCCGCAGTACCGAAGTCAGTACCTGTGTTGCCAGCACCGTCAACCATTGCTTGGAGGACGTTAGCGTCGTACTTACGCTTCAGAGAAAACGCACCTGAAGAAGTAGCCAACGCCTCAAAGTTGACGTGTGACTGACGCTCTTCGATGTCGTCGATCTTGAACGCGAAAGCATTCGCTTGGTCAACAACCATTGTGATCTGGTCGTCAGCGAGGTCTTGTGGGTTTACCACAGCACCACGTGAGTATGCAGATACAGTGATTGTAGGCTCTTTGATGATGCGGACTGTGTCACCGAAGTTCTCGATTTCACCTGCATAATCAGTGTTTGTGATATCCTCTACAACAGAGGCACGACGGAAAAACTTCAGGACTTTCTGAGAAAAAATCTCAGGAGTAAAGTTACCTGAAGCGGAGTTCAGGTTGTTATAACCTGATGCGCTTGGAAATGCCATTTTGTTTACCCTTCCTTATGAGATAGTTAGGTTGTTAAAGTTTATGCTCTATAATCAATTCGGCCTTCAGCCTTGGCGGCGTCGATTTCAGCTTCTAGCTTTTCAAACTGCCACGACTTTAGCCTACCGATTTCTGAAGCCTTCCAGATTTTTTTGTCTGGGCTAGCTTCATTTGCCACGTCTTTAGCTTTAGATTTACTAACCGCTAATGCCGCGTCGACATCGCTTTTTGCCTTCTTGGGAGTTTTAGAAATACCCATGTCGGCTTTATACAAGTCTAGGACTCGGCTTGCCCACTTGACATCGGAATTGTTTTTGTAGATACCATCCGCGATGGTCGATGGTTGTTCATCCAACCATGCTAAAAACTTTTCGTCTGTTTTGAGCGTAGGAAAATCAGGATGCTGATTTAAGAGTTGCTGATAGGCCGCTTGTGATTGAGCTTTTTGCTCTCGGCTTTTCAGTGTCTCTACCTCAGACTTCAATTCCTTTAGCCTGTTTTCTGCTTGAATTGTAGAGATGGTTTCAACCACCTTGTACACGTCGGGGTACTTTTCCTTGAACTCAACAAGTTCTTCCGGTGTTGTTGGTAAGTCCGCCTGTGGCAATCCTTCCTCCGCACCTACCTGCTGTGCATTCTGGATTTGTTCCCGTTCTTGTTTCCACTCTTCAAGTTTAGAGTCGTAGTGCCGCTTGAGGTCGTCATACCGTTTTTTGTAGTCAGTATTAGAACCTTCTGCTGGCTCAGCGAATGCTGTAGTACTTTCTTGTGCTTGTGGGGTAGCCTCTTCTTCGGAGGGGCCCTCTGCTTCTACTACTTCTTCGTCGTCGTCCTTGTACACCTCTTCCCGGTACTTTCCACGATATAAGCTATCGTCGTTTACTGTACCAAAGCTGTCATTAGGTTTATTGGCGCGATGCCCTTTAGGTTTTGCCATTTTAGTCTCCTATCTCACGGGGCCTCATGGCTGAGGGTAGCCGTAGTCGTATTCACGGGGCCTGCGGAATTGCAGGGTAGCCGTTAAAATCTGTAGTTAAGCCCGATGCGGCCGGAGCGACCATCATCTGTTGCTTCAAGAGTTACATCACCGTCTTTTGAAAAACGGTAACGTACACTTCCACCTAAAACGTCTTCGCCTTGAGGTACTTGAGTTTTTGATACATCAATATCTACGGGACCGAAGGTCGCTCCCATGTTGTAACGCTTCATAGTAGAACCGCCACCAAATTCGATTGTCTCCCCGCCATACTCAGCAGGAAGTTTTGCAGAGCCCTTGAAATTGCTCTTTTGCTTTTCAACGCCCGCTCGTAAGGACTTGTCGTTTGATAAAAACATTTGACCTTCGAGAGCAAATCCAATATTCTTACCTTGCTCGTCGACAACAACACCGTCAGGAAACTCTTGAGTGTTTTTCTGCTCACTGTAATTGACACGAGGACGAGCAATAAAACTCTCACCCTGCACTTCAGCAGAAAGGTCTACGTTAGTCTGATCTGATCCTAAAGATCCCTGTCCAGATACAGAAACGCCTCCTACAGCCATCGGTGACGACATTCCTTCAGCCGGATTTTCAGGCTGTTGGTCTAGGGCTTCCGCTTCTGGGGATTGTCCATTCTCTTC